CGGATCCTTCTGCTCCTGATGCCTTTGTAAATGGTATCATGGAAGGCGTAGAGTGGATCTGGGAAAATGAATTGCTGATTGCCAAGAAAACTCAAGTTGCTGAGCAAACTGTTCAGACAATTGAAAAAGCCGTATCTTCTAGAGACCTGGAAGCCAAGAAATTTAAGATCTTTGAGAATTTTCTCAACGAAATTTCGAAATTCTGAATCAAATAAATAAATTAAATTCACTAAGGAGTGTAAAATGTCAGATAAGGAACTAACTGATATCGTTGAGAATGAAAACAATCTCGATGAATCGGCAGCTTCAGAAACACTGAAGCCAAATCCAACTCGTACAGAGATGCTAGCTACGTTTACTTCGTTACTAGCTCAGCTAAAGGGTGAGGATCTATCTCACTTCTTTAACGATTCGATCAAGAAACTGGGCGTTGAGAACGTTCCTTCGGCAACAGCTCCTGGTGGCGGTCCGGCTCTTGGCCAGATGCCAGCAGCGACACTTGGTGCTATGAAGGAAGACGTTGCTGAAATGTTCAGCGGCGAAGATCTTTCTGAAGAGTTCAAAGAAAGAGTTTCAACAATCTTCGAAGCAGCTATTTCAGCTCGCTCGAACCTTGAAACCGTTCGCCTAGAAGAAGAGTTTGCAACTAAGCTTGATGAAGCTGTAGTTGCCATTCAAGAAGAGATGACCGAAAAGGTCGATCAATATCTTGATTACGTAGTGGAGCAGTGGATCGAAGAAAACAAACTTGCGATCGAAGCTTCAATCCGCACAAATGTTACCGAAGACTTCATGGAAGGTCTACGTAACCTATTTGCAGAAAGCTACATTAATGTACCTGACGAAAAGCTCGACGTTCTCGGAGAGCTTCAGGCACAAGTCGACGAGCTAGAAGATAAGCTCGACGAATCCGTGAATAAGCAACTTGAGCTTCAAGCAATTCTTGATGAAGCAACCAAGGAAGCAACATTCGACGAAGTAAGTGAAGGACTTGCAGCCACTCAGGTTGAAAAGCTTCGCACTCTAGCAGAAGGCATTGACTTCAGCTCTGCTGAAACATATGCAAAGAAGCTAAACATCATCAAGGACAAGTACTTCTCTGAAAAGAAGGAAGTCTCAACTGGTGTCGTTACTGAAGAAGCTGAAAATGGTGTAGATCAGCCGGTAGAAGTACCAGCTCATATGGCCCACTATGTAGCATCAATTTCAAGAAACGCAAAGTAATAAATAAAAATACCAAATGCCCAGAAAGGTAAAGGGAGAATAAAATGTTAGCTGAGGAACTACAAAACAAGTGGAAGCCAGTGCTTGAGCACACTGACCTCCCAGAGATCGGTAGCGCACACAAGCGTTATGTAACCGCACAAATTCTAGAAAACACTGAAGCTGCTCTTCGTGAGTCAGCATCTCAGGGTGGACAGCAACACCTTCTTGGTGAAGCTACACACGTAAACACTGCAGGCAACGCTGCAAACTTCGACCCAGTGCTTATCTCGCTGGTTCGTCGTTCGATGCCAAACCTGATCGCTTATGACATCTGCGGCGTTCAGCCAATGTCAGGCCCAACAGGTCTTATCTTTGCAATGCGTTCGAAGTATGCCAACTCAACCGCTCTTGGTGATGAAGCATTCTACGGCGAAGCAAACACAGGCCACGCTTCGCGTCTAGGCGCTGGCGTTAATGCTGCTAACACAGGTGCTGGTTCAGCAACTGCTGTTGGTGCTAACACTGTTGGTACAGCTCCTGGTTCTTCGAACAACGCAGGCAACTCGACCTATAACTACACAATGGGTCTTCTGCTTGGTTCAGGCGAACTTCTTGGTGCAAACAGCACTTACGTATTCCCAGAAATGGGCTTCTCAATCGAGAAGGTAACTGTTGCTGCTAAGACACGCGCTCTCAAGGCTGAATACACTCTTGAGCTTGCACAAGATCTTAAGGCAATTCACGGCCTTGACGCTGAAACAGAACTTTCAAACATTCTGTCAGCTGAAATTCTTGCAGAAATCAACCGCGAAGTTGTTCGCTCAATCATCATCACTGCTGAGCGCGGTGCTGCTGACGGCACAACAACAGCTGGTTTCTTCGATCTTGACACCGACTCAAACGGTCGTTGGATGGTTGAAAAGTTCAAGGGTCTCCTATTCCAAATCGAGCGTGAATGCAACCAGATTGCTAAGCAAACTCGTCGTGGTAAGGGTAACATCATCATCTGTTCGTCAGACGTAGCTTCTGCACTTCAGATGGCTGGTGTTCTGGACTATGCTCCAGCACTTAACACAAACTCGCTGAACATCGACGACACAGGCAATACATTTGCTGGTGTTATCAATGGTCGCATCAAGGTTTACATCGATCCATATGCTGGCACTAACTACCTTGTAGTTGGTTATAAGGGTTCAAACCCATATGACGCTGGTCTCTTCTACTGCCCATACGTTCCACTACAAATGGTTCGTGCAGTTGATCCAGGTTCATTCCAGCCAAAGATCGGTTTCAAGACTCGCTACGGCATGGCTCCAAATCCATTCGCTAAGGGTACTACAGCTGCTGATTCAACAGCTACTCTTGAGCAGGATTCGAACAAGTACTACCGTCGCGTTCTTATCTCGAACCTTATGTAATCATAAGAGTTGGGATAACCAACCAAAAACTAGAAGGGGGATCGAAAGGTCTCCCTTCTTTTTTTCTTTTTATCTGTTGACATTATAAATAGATATGGTATAATGAGATTAAGCCTTTAAGGAATACTATGTCTGCTATCAACGTTCCTGCAAATAAGAACTTTCTATCTCCGCTTGGATTTAAGTTAACCCTTGGTCGTGCTCCTAACTTAAGCTTTAATGTACAGGAAGCGCGTATTCCAGGATTGCAACTTAACGAAGTAAGCACACCAACGCCATTTCTACGTATTCCAAACTCAGACGGTCTTACTTACAATCCACTCTCTATTTCTTTTAGAGTTGGTGAAGACATGGATGACTACTTGGAAATTCATGACTGGATGGTAGGTCTAGGTGCTCCAGAAAGCTTTGAACAGTATAAAGCTTTAAAAGATGCAGAACCAGGAAATCCTCGTACAATCTATTCTGATATCACTTTGCTTATTATGAATAGTTCGATGAGACCAAATATCAAAGTTACTTTTGAAGACGCATTTCCTATCTCACTCGGTGATTTACAATTTAACACAACTGATACAGATGTCAACTACATTCAGTGCACAGCAGACTTTAGATTTTTGAAGTATAATATCGAACTTATTGGTTGACATTTTTCGTAACATGTGATAGAGTTATATTATGAAACTAGACGATATCTTTACCGAATGGGACCAGGACTCTCGTATTGATCGCTCCGAGTTGGGCGACGAGGTTCTACGTATTCCGAAACTCCACCACAAATATTTCAAAATCTTTACGAATGAACGATTGATTCTTCGTAAGTACGAAGCCGAGCTCAAGCAATTGAAGCTGGCCAAACACGAGTTCTTTACTATGGGCCCGACTGAAGAAACTCATGCTAAGGGTTGGCAACTACCACCTCAAGGCAAGATCATTCGTTCGGACGTGAATAACTACATTGAAGCCGATAATGAAGTTGTAAACCTTACACTAAAGATTGGTATTCAACAGGAGAAGCTAGAGCTTCTTGAGTCCATTATCAAATCTTTCACGAACCGCGGATTCAACATTAAGTCTGCGATAGATTTTGAAAGATTTAAAATGGGTGTTTGATGGTAAAATAAGACTTCTTATATATAAAATATAAGGAGAGAAAATATGTCTGAATATGCGTGTCGATATGATGATGAAGATCTTAATAAATTATTTGATCAATATGGCTTGACAGATTATGATACTGAGATAAGTAGACAAGAAGCTATAAAAAGAAACACAGAAATTGTAGAATGTGATAAATGTGGTGTCACTGGAAACTATCCAAACATGATGAGGTGGCATTTCGAAAACTGTAAAAGCACGGTTAGATATTGTGACCATTGTAATAGCGTGATTCCAAGACAAGGCATTAAAGAAACCCAATACAGAGTTAAAAAGTATTGCAATAGATCATGTTATATGGCAAGTAAAAAGGGAAAACTTGCCATCAATATGACACCAGAAATTAAACAAAAGTTACGCGACCACGCATATAATAGAAGTCAAGAGACTCTCAAATTAATAGGTGAAAATAGCGCTAAAGCTAGAACCGGAAAAAAGAGAGGAAAGTATAAGAAGAGAACCATATGAGCGATGTTCACTTAAAGTTTATAGATAGAGTTCACATCAAAATTTTAAGTGAAGCATCTACGATTATGGAACTGGCTGATGCTTTTACATGGAAAGCAGATGGATATAAGTTTAATCCTAAGTACAAAGCCAGACTTTGGGATGGGAATATTTCATTAATTAATAGGATGTCAGGCACATGTTATGCAGGACTTGCTCAACGAATCAAGAAGTTCTGTGATGCTCGTGGTTATAGCTTCTCATTTGATGATGAGCTACTTTACGAGAATGTATCTGAACATGAACTTACAGAGTTTATTGCATCACTTAATATTCCGGAAAAGTATCAGCAAAGAGATTACCAGTTTGACTCGATTCTCAAGTGTTTAAGATCTACTCGTAGAACTCTTGTTAGTCCTACATCTTCTGGTAAATCTTTCATGATCTATGTTCTCATGAGATGGTATCAGCAGTTTGGCCATAAAGGTCTTATCATAGTTCCTACCATTGGTCTAGTAAACCAGATGGAAAGTGATTTTAGAGACTATGGATACACTGGTACGATCCATTGTTCTACTCAAGGAATAAATAGATCAAACGACATTCCAGCTGATCTAGTCATTACAACGTGGCAATCACTCAACAATGGCAAAAGCAAAATGCTCAAGCCATGGTATCAACAATTTGGAGTAGTTTTTGGAGATGAAGCGCA